CCTTCAACACTTAACTTGACCAAAGCCTCTGCACCGAATAAAATACCACGGTGTACAGGTAGTTGCATGAAAGCACCTGCGTCAATTAAACCATTCAATGTAGAGATTTCGTCTGCAAGATCAGCTGCAGCAATAGCAGCGATTGGCGTATAAGAGATCTCTCTAGTTATTGCATGTACAGACTTAGTAGCCTTACGGAAAACAACTTTTGTAGGAGAAGCCTCACCAGTAGAAACAATTCCGGGACTTTCATCAGTTTTTGGGGTTGTGGTATCGTCTTCCTCAACATACGCCGTAAACGTATCAGCATCAAGTGGAATTTCCCAAGAAACAAAATCTTCAACAGCAGTACCATCATTTAGATATGTAACACCAGATGCAGTATTTTTTGCTTTAACTCCGCTAGTTGCTTTAAGTACGTAATCTTGGTGAACATCTAAATAATAGATCGGAGTATCATAAGTTTTATCGGTAGCATTATACGAACTGGTACCTACAGCATAAAGTCTAATAACTTCTTTACCATCAGGAAGTTCATAAACTCCGGGATACTCTGTGTCAGGATATGCAAACTCATCAAGCATTGTCGGAATAAACTCAAGTTCAAATAACGGGAATGGTTCACCAGTAGTCCAAAGGTTTCCAGTAGTTTGATTGATAGTCATGTAAGTTTTTACACGTGGGTCATCGATCAAACCATTAATAAATTCTGGAGAACAAATGTAGTTGAACTTTCCGTTAATCGGTTTAACTTGCATGCGTTTCATACGAGCCATCAAGAACCGTAAATCATCGAGAGTAACCTCATCACCAAATCCTAAAGTATGGAAGTCTTTAAAGTTAGCATAGAACTCATTCGGTGAACTTAACCAAGTTTTACGTGCGTACAATTCTTTAGTTTGGTTAGCAACCTCACCATATTGATGCGCACGTTCAGCAATAACTTCACTAATAATACTCGTATCAATTTTGTCAGTGTATTCAGACCAACGTCCGAAACTGAAGACGTTGCCGACCTCAAGAGTTTCATACGCATGCTTATCTGGTGCAGGCGGGATACCTTCTTTTAGAGGTCTGAGTGTCGGAGTCATACCAGACCAACGTCTGAAACGTGCAGTGGTGGCACCGCGTTTAATCGTCAAAGACTCAGCGTACTTTAAATGAACATAATTTTCTTCGCCATACTTCAAGGTATCTAGTAAGATTGTGTTATAAAACACATCAGGGTCAAACCCTGCACGGTATACACCGTTTTCATCATACAACATACCTAAGACAGTATTGACGTTTGCTAAATCATGTAATGGAAGTAATTTTCCAGCAGGATTAGTAGCAGCCATTTTTCTTTTCCCTCTCTTTCTTTAATATTTTTCAGATATGAATGCGAACTAAATAGAAAAAAGCCAGAAAGAAATAACATAACAAAAGAAACGTTATGAGATCATAATTCTTTCTGGCGTAATTATCCGTATATAAAATGCCGAGTTTTATATACTTCGTACAAGACACTAAAGTAGTCCGCAACTATCTTCGATATTATTATATCACATTGGAATTTATTGTCAACTACTTTTTTAAAATTTATTCCATTTCTTCAACAGGTGGTCTTTTCATACAACGGAATATCTGTAATCGGAACAAACCCATGTGTGCACTTTCCATTAATATCAATGTCTTTAATGACATACACATATCCTTTTTGTATTTTTGCCAATAGCATCAACCTCTTTTTATAACGCTTTTATTCTTTCTGGAATTTCTGGATAATCATCGGGCGAAGTATCCTCGTTAATCAAATCAGTAAATTCGAGCACACTCACCCGCCACGTTTTTTCAACATCACTCAGTGGCTCATATGGTTCATTCGTTTTCGGATTAATATCATTGTGTAAAATGTTAATCCTTAAAATATCATATTTCCGTAGATAATAATCTCGCCATTGACGAAAATCTTTTTTGCGAATATCAATTTCAATTTCCTTTTTCTGTTCTTCGGTTAATCCCATACGTACCTCCTTTTGAATTTCTTTAAGCAATATAACGACTATCTTCTTCTCTTTATTCAGGCAATATCGGCTCTAAACCTTCAAAGTATTCTTCAGGTGCGTCAACTTCCCACCTTAGCAAGTCTATAATTCCTAAACTTGTAAAGCAGTACAAGGAATAAATTAACAACAACTATCTTACTTACAAATAGCAATATCGGATCTGATAACATCACTCTACCAATAGGATTGGCTTCGATAGACAGACCAAAGCGAGATACAAGAAATAAGGTGCATATCAAGTCAAAAGTGTTAAATACACTTGTTAAAATTAAACGTGCTTTCATGTTATCACACTCCTATACTGGTGGATTTTCAACGTAATAGGTGGTATTTATTACTGGATTGCCTGTAAACGGTCCACCAGTACCATCCAACATAAGGCTGTTCCATAACGATGCAGTCTTTCCATATCCTCTCACACCAACTATAACACTCACCTGTGCTTTGTATGATAGTATTCGGTTTATGTCATAGTATTTGCTCATTGCAACACTCCTTCAAATTATCAATCAGGGTCATATATAGCCCAACCAATATATAAACTACTTCTGTAAGAAATAAATGATAAAAAGTTTTCTTTGTCCCAATAATCTACATCAGGGTCTGAATAATAAGGGAAGTCATCGAAAAAATTGTCTGGTAATTCAATAAATTCCGTTTCCCATGGTCTAGGGTAAATTTCCCCATCTCCACTCCACTTAATCTTGATAAAGCCATCAGTGAAAATACCACTGAATATTGGGTCATCCTCATAGTAATATAATAGCAAAGCAACGGGAGTTGTTCCAACTTTAAAAGTTATAGTAGTTCCAATTGTTCCACTTCCGCTCCATAAAGTTAACGCAGTATTTGCTTTTCCTTTATAAGTTCCCCCATAATATACACTCACATCTTCTGGTAAATACCAATTTCCTTTCCCGTCAGTAAAAAATGTCTTATTCAACATTTCAGAAGTGATTTCATAGGTAAGGGTCTGGGATCCTGTTTTAAATTTACTTGCATAAAGCGAAAAGCAAATTATTGCAATTCTATCAAGGCTTGCTCCACCACCTGTTTCTGCTGTCCCTACAACTCCACAAATGTCAACATCTTTTTTAATGTTTTCAGGTATTAACTGGGCAGGTTTAGTTAGTGTCACTTGCCTTAATACCTTACCAGTTGTAGGAACAATCACTTGATTACCACTTGAAAAGTTGGGAGTCAGTGTTCTTGTTTCTTCTTCTTTCGGACTAGGTAATGCAGTAATTCTATCAGGAAAATCAACGTGCTTAATAGGGTCTTCACTGCCCTCTTTTTCTCTTATGGCATCTGCAATATCTTTGCACCAACTAGCAGGTGTATACCACTTTGCATACAGAGTAACGTCACTTACTATTGTCGCACCTGCAACTGCTTTTTGAGTGAACGAACTATCTAAATACCAACCTGCAAAAACATTGTTTGCTTTAGTCGGTGTAGGCAACGGGTCAGGTAATGCTGTTTGCTCTGTTAAATCAGTTACTGACGTGCCACCGTTTTCTTCAAAGGTGATACTAAATCCATTAGCAGCCATTAACTTTCCCCTCCTAACAAGCCAAGAATGGCATCATTTATTGCAGCATTAATTGCTGCAGTAGTGGATTTCGGAGTCATTGCTAATGTAGTAGATGTTCCATTAATCCCATCTTGGTCAGTGGCTAATTTGACAATACCTTTTAATGATGTTGTCGCATCTCGATAAGTATTGTTAATTATTCCCCAAGTATATCCATCGTCTGACATACAAATTAACCAATCGCCCGACTCGATTGTAGTTGAGTTTGTGTCTCGTTCTTCTTTATGTAAAACATATGGTGATGAAACAATTAGAGTAATTTCATTAGATGCAATAAGATAACAACCTCTTAATGATTCTCCATGAATTGCAACATAATCTTCGACTATAGCTTTTGCTGTTGATAATTTATTGTTATCTGACTCTATAATACCATCGCCACCACATGTTTCACAATCTTCAGTTATCTCAATTGTTCCGTGACCTAAACATTCGGGGCAAGTAAAGCCATTAACTTCACCTGCTCCCGCACAAGTAGGGCAAGTTGTATCACCAATATAAATTCGACCAGTTCCGTTACAATCATCACATTTAGCAGAACCATCCCAAGCATTAACAAACCTCATACTCCCGAACATAAAACTAGGCAACAAAGAAGTTTTAATCTTGGCATTCTCATCTAATAGACCTTCAACAAGACCGATGGAAGTTTTTAGGTAAATCTTATCTTCATAGTTTGATCCGTTGCTTCGCCTTAATTCAACATTGTAGACTGCCATTACTTACTCACCTCTATCACCACTTAGATTTGCAACAATATCAATTTACCTGCAGGATGGTCTGACATATCAGTCGGCAAACTTTGGACAATGGGAATGGAGGCGAATTTATCAATCATTTCTTTTACTCGTAATGGCGAAGTTGCTTTTGTGTCAACTGTAGCTGCTTTTGCTTCTGAAGAAGAGGCTAACTGAATAAGTCCTGTTTGTGATTCGCTCGCAACTCGGATTGCTTGTTTTGCAAATGATGTTACATGACCGAGCGAATTAACAGACAAAACTGACAATGTTTCAACAGCCGAAAAGGTTTCGTTTTTACCTGTATATGTCGGATGTGAATATGTTCTAGCATTTATTGCAGCAACAGTTGCTTTAGGGGTCATTGCTAATGAAGTAGATGTTCCAGTAACCCCTTCCTGTTCGGTTGCTAATTCGACAATACCTTTAGATGTTGTTGTCGCATCTTGATAAGTATTGTTAATTATTCCCCAAGTATATCCATTGTCTGACATACAAATTAACCAATCACCCGACTCGATTGTAGTTGAGTCTGTGTCTTGTTCTTCTTTATGTAAAACATATGGTGAGTAAACAGCTAGAGTAATTGCTTGAGATGCAATAAAATAACAACCTCTTAATGACCCCCCATTAATTGCGACATAACCTTCGATTATAGCTTTTGCTGCTGATAATTTATTGTTATCCGAATCTATAACACCATCGCCACCACATGTTTCACAATCTTCATATGTTTCAATCGTTCCTTTACCAGCACAAAAACCACAAGCAAGTCCATTAATTTCACCTGTTCCATTACAAGCAGTGCAAGTTGTACTACCAGAATAAACTTGACCAGTTCCTTTACAATCACCACATTTAGCAGAACCATCCCAAGTACTAACAAACCTCATACTCCCGAACATAAAACTAGGTAACAAAGAAGTTTTAATCTTGCCATTCGCATCTAATAAGCCTTCAACAAGACCGACGAAAGTTTTTAGGTAAATCTTATCTTCATAGTTTGATCCGTTGCTTCGCCTTAATTCAACATTGTAGACTGCCATTATTTGCTCACCTCGTTAATAAAATATTCGTTAAGTTCGATCGCATTATCAAGATTGCCTTGTAATGCTTTAAGCAAGTTTCCGTGCAAAATGATTAACTTGTTGAGTTCTTTTTCTCTACGAGTTAATGTATTTTTCAGTAACTCATTTTCTTTCTTCAGGTTCTCGGCACTGAGCATTTGAACTTGTTTTTCTTGGAGTTGCTTTTTTAATTCAGCAATCTCTCTTTCTTTCATAGCCCGGATTTGTTCAATTTGTTTCTCTTGTTTTTCACGTTCTTTTTGGAGTTGCTCCTTTAATTCAGCAATCTCTCTTTCTTTCATAGCCCGGATTTGTTCAATTTGTTTCTCTTGAACTTCCCGAAGCTGCACGATCTCCTTGTCTTTTGCTTCAACAGCTTCCGCTAAATGTTTCTGCTCTTCGATTTTATCGAGCGCTTTTTTCAATTCAATTTCTAATTCTGCTTTAGTCATTTTTTACTCCTTTCTATAAGATTTTTAACCATAATTTATCTTTTGTTTTGTCTTCAGGCTCGGTTATGGAGATTTCAATTTCTCTATAGCCTTTAGGGAATTCTTCAAAATAAGCTTGTATTTCTTCCACAATCCTATTTATTTCAGCTATTGTTTGCGCAAGTGCGTTAATATCGGCTGTAAGCGTAGGTAGATCCGTAACTTCAACTAAAGGTGGTTTATTGGAATCAAGAGGACCGAACAAAACATAATAAAGTTTTTCTAGATATTCAGTGTTTAGATTCGTTTGAGTTCTTAACTGATTAATAAATGTATTCCATTCGTAAACTGTCAAAGAATTAGCTGTCTTAGTTTGGTTAGGAATTGCGTTTTTAATTAACACTGGTTTACGTTCAATAGTTCTCATGGTATCACCTCTTATTAACGACACCGAGTACATAGCCACCTGCAAGTAGGCTAAGCTCTTTGTATTTTAAGTGGTACGCTTCAAAAATACTTCCCACGCTCATACCACCAAACAATACTAAGACTGTTTCAAAGTAAGCAGTAAAAGCAATTTCGATTTGTCTTTGAAGCATATGTTTAAGTGTGAGTCCAATAGTAATAAGAAAGATAAATAAAAGTAACTTAGGTATAGCTTTAATTAAACCTTTCCTAAAACTTGGCTTCCACGTAGACACCCATTTAGGAATATCCGATGCTAGTTTAATTGCCCCTAAAGCTAAAATTAACACAACAGGTAGCACTAACTTAGTAGCTTGCTTTGTGATCCCTAACTTAATGGAGAAGTAAGTAAACGGAAAAACATAACTAGCAATAAACGCAAGCCAATAGTAAAGTACTCTTTGTTTGAAGTAGTTGTTTTTCCCTGTGTTCATGTTATTTATCTCCTAAGTACTTAGTTAGTAACCCATCTGTTTGGCTTACAGTATCTTTGACAATATCTACAACATCATCCACGGTTTCAATTACAGACTCTATAACAGCACCTGTGTTTTCCTTAACTTTAGAAACTATATTTGCTTTTACAGATGCACCTAATTTAGTGAAGTCTTCTTGTAAAGCAATCTTATCTTCAGTTGGTAGCTTCGATGCCATGGTAATATAAGAGATTGCTTTGAAAACTGTTACAACTACGCGATCCATGTATTCATTGCGCTGCACTTGTTCCTTGTACTTAACCTCTAAATCTTTATATTTTTCTTCAATTGCGTTATGTTTGTCAACAACTGCATCATATTCTTTGTTCTTGCGTTTATTTTGAAAGTACATCTTTAACAAAGTGCCCATGTTAGCTACAACTGTGCCTAAAGTCACAGTGCCGACGAGGGTATAACCCCAGTAGGTTTCTAAGAAACTAATAATTTTATCCATACTTATTCTCCTTTCTTAATTACCTTTATCCAATCCTGTAACACGTTTAAAAGCTTCTGCGTATGTGACATCCGGATTTTCCATCAGATATTGAATTGTGTTCCAGTGTGCGTTACCACTATCAGCAGCATACATTGCAGCAGCAACCTGTCCACGTACATTAGCTTGCTCTAAGTATGACAAATACGCCTGATCTCTGGCAAGGTTTGCGTTTAGTTGTGCTTCAAGACGTTGTTGGTTCAGCATTTGTGCGTTTTGATTAAGTGCATTGACATTAGCCATCATCATCTGCATATCTTGATTAGCAATCTGAAATTCACTCATACCTGCGCGAAGTCTAGCCATACGTTCTGCACGTACTTGGTCGGTAATTGCTTTAATAGTTTGTGCTTGTTGCAATACTTGTTGTTGAAACTGAACATCAGCCATGGTTTTGGTTGCTTCTGCTTGTCTTAGATAAATATCACTGAGCTCATCATACATAGCACGTCCACTTGTACCGGGTTTTAAACTATACAAGTCTTTGTAATATTCGTTGAACGCGTACTTTTGTGGATCTTCTTGTATTTTTGCTTCTACAAGTTCCTTATAGTTATCAGGAATTTCGTTTTTTCTTTTAAAAGTTTCAATATCAGCAAGGATATTTATGTAAGCTATTTTAGACTTCCCACTACCAGTAATACCAGCTTCCTTTAAAGCAGCACGATATTCTTCATAAGTAGGAGGTCTACCGTTTCGCATAAAGAATGCAACAGCGATTGCTAAGTGCTTCTTCTGGCCAACTTCCCCACCGTCATCAACAATATAGCCTGAACCTTCCTTAGGAATTCTCTTAGTAAGTTCATAATTTTCATCCCATTCAGAATCGAATTCACCCCAACTATCACCTCTAAAATCTAAATAATAAGTTTTACCATCTGCACCTGTATATGTGTAGAAATCTGAATTCTTTTTATACTTATCGTACATTAAATCACCTCCCCGAGTTCCTCTAATTCTTTAATACGGTTATTTAATTGTTCAATCTGTTGTTCAAGTTTATGCAAGTAATCTTCAATGTCAGGACGTATAGGCTTCGCACCTATAATACAATACTTATTACATGCTAGAAACCCACGATAAGTTCTAATTACATTTTGTTTGCTATCAAGTAATTCTACTTTAATAAGAATTTTATCACTCAAAGGTCTCGAACTGATATCAATATAAATTCGGTCACCTATAAATACATTCTTGTTAATCTGTATACGAGGAGTTAAGTGTTCTGTATCAGGTTCAAATACGTATTGGATATACAAATTATTTAATAACTCTGGGACTGCCATTGGTTCAATATCAATTTTACCTTTATTTAATTTTATAATCATACACGTCTCTCCTTAAAAACAATTCCAAATGTTTGAATTTTATATGCACCCTTAGATACAAACCGCATTTTTAATCTAATAACTTTTCCAACATTACGTATTGAAGCTCTACGTGTAATTAGTTTATTAGAATTGAAATCAGAAAAGTCCATTAAAGTATTACTGATATCATTAATTGATTCAATTAGATCATCTTCATCTATTTTTGCTACAGGTACAAAATAGGAAGATCCACCTATTTCTTTAACTTCTAAGCGTGTCTCATAGAACGGTTTTGATACAATATCATCTATAACAATCTCGGTACTAAATAAAAGTTTGCTTGCACTTAAATTTTTAAATACAACATAGAAATCCAAGAAGCGTTTATTAAGATGATTATTAAGATTTATATTACCTGTGTCAAGTAAAGTGCTAACAGCAGTTTCTCTAAAGTTATCAGTTATAGTCATATCTGTAATACTGTCGCGTTTAAAAATATTTGTGTAAGGGAAGGAAAAATATAATTTATTATCTTGTCTGGTTAAATACAACTCACCACTATCTATAAATAATTTATCAATTATATCAGTGAAAGATAATGTATCGTAAACTGTATAACGATTATTTATGACATCGTAAATTAAAATATAAGTTATGAGATTAGGAACATAATAAAATATTTTAATAAAATTAACGGATAATAATGCTTTAATTTGTACTTGATCTTTAGTAATACGTTCTTGAATATTGTAATTTGCTAAACGTTCATTAATATATTCATCGTAGTTTAAAAGTATATCGTTTGCGGATTTATTAAAATACTGTAAGGTAAACCGTGTATCACTATCAATAGTTGTGCTTGGTTTTATCATAAACATTTGTCCATCTTCTGAATAAAACAAAACCATTTGATTAAATACTTGAATAGCATCTGCGTACTTTTCATTAGTTAAAATATTATAAAGCACAGGTAGGGATGTCCAAATAATTTTAGAAGTTACTTCAGTTTTACCTTCACTGTCTTCTGCAGTGGATTGTAATTCCGTTTCAAATATTGCATACAAATGTTGGACAGTAAACACAAGCAAAATATTTTTAAATTGTATTACTTTAACGACACGTTCTCCAAACTCTTGTTTTGCTTCTTCTTTAAAATAAAAGTAATCACCCGCTTCGGAAATGTATACAGTATTATTGTGCCAAACAACAAGACGTTCATTATTGTAAGTAGTATAATTTACAGATTCTTGTATATCTCTAGGTTCTTTTGTAATCGTCTGTGTAATATATGTTGGGGGATGTACACTTTTATTAAGGCTAAGTGTTTGTATAAAGGGTGTACTTGCTAAAGCACGTTCAACAAACTCAGGATAAGGTATGTATTTAGAGTTAGGTGTAAGACTGATTAAGTAAAAAATCATTGTAAACCCTTCAGTAAAAAACCCTTGTTGATTCAATTTGCGAAAAACATGATCACCGGGGCTTGTAATGACGCCTGTTCCTTCACAAACCTCACAAGAAATACGAATGTCAACTATTCCATCACCACCACAATTTAGGCACAGTGCTGGCATTTCGTTTTCGATAATCACTCCTGTGCCATCGCAAACAGTACAATCCTCGCTCGCAAAAAATATTTGTCCTGTTCCTTCACAATTTTCACATTTTTCAAAAATTGTAGGACTAAACTGTGTATATAAATCACCATTAGAATCTTCTGTAAAAATACTACCTTCCCGACCGAATCCCTCATGATGGGTAAGTTCTATAAAGGAATTTATATCGTAATCTTTATTTACAAGAATGTTCTTACCAGATTCATAAACTAATTCAATAGTATCGTCTTCGCTAGTCACAGTAAAAGGATTACCTGCCAAGTATACATAGAATGAAGCAATGCCATTTGTGCCGTCCATAATATATTCTGTTGGAAACTGGGCATAGACAGCATCAGTAGGAAATGGATCAAAGAACGTAAATTTAAACGCAATAGGTAAAAATTTAAACATAAACTGTGTGTCATTGGAATTTTTTAAAAATTCTAAAAGTTCCTTCTTACCAATAGTGCCGTCAGCATAATTATTGCGTATGTATGTGTATGTATCACCGCTTGCATCTTCACCGAAACTTAACTTAGTTAAAAGTGTATCTGATGCTAAGTAATCTCTAGAAAGAAGTGTACCCAGTGTGGCATCATATCCTCTATAAGTATTTTCAAAAGTATCCAAATAAAATCTATAACGATCAGGTATAGCTTGTACAGCTTCAATTAACGCCTCTTTAGTATTCACACCTTGAAACAACGCTTTTAATTCATTTAGTTTAGTGGTGGCGTCATAGTCAGGGTTATTACTGAAGTGGTCGTATAGTTCAAGATAAATTTCTTCATGTGTCTTCCCCTGAGCATCATTTGAGGTATATTCAGGCGCATTTAGTTCTGCAGGTACGACAACGATTAAAGGCGCTCTATTTATAAGCTCATAGTCTGTATCAGATTTTTCTAACGTATCAGATATTTTAAATAGAGTATAAGCATCTTGGTTATTATGCAAATAAAATACAGGAGATCTATAACTAACGGTTGTATCTAAAGGGGAGTCCCATATAGGTGTAGTCTTACGTTTTATAATTTCATATGCATAAGCCCATTGTGAGCCATCTTCAGCTTCTTCTAGTGCAAATCTAGGTATAATTTTAATATCCGCTGGAGTTTGATATGTATTAAGTAAGTAACCATTTGCTGTTTCAGCATAAATAATAGGAAATTCATTAACAAACCCATCAGGCGCTTCATTAGCTGCATACACAATTTGTTTTTTCTCAGGTATGATTGATTTAAAACTAGCTAAGTTACGTTCGTTAGAATCTGCAGAAGGCTGCTGCGTTGTATCGGTTACACTAAGTACTAAAGTATTTGCAGCGTACTGCCCGCTCGCCTCATCACGATAATATAGTTCTAGGAAAAATTTAAACTGTTTCGGTTCTTCAGGAATTGGGAGAGATACTTTGAGCACTGTCTTTCGTACTGCGTTTATATCTACAATACTTACAGGAGTACCACATACTTTTAAATTCTGTAGATTTTTTTTAATTTCGTTTAAGGTGGAATTACGCGCCTCCACCTCGCCTTTATCTTGTTCAAGCAATTCATTATAATAAGAAATGTAATAAGGATGATTAAGCATAAGAAATTCTAGGACATCATCACAATCAATATTATCTATACTTTTAGTGATGGGAATAAGTTTATCAACAACATTATACGCACTGATATCTGCAACATAACCTTTACGATAAGTTAGATCGTAGATAATATATTGTTGTATATTACCGTCTTTGTAAATAACTGTGTTATCACTTAATGTAATAAAAGATTGTTCATTAGTTATTGTAGTTGTGAGAAATCCTTTACGCGGTGTGACTGACATCCCTGTGTCCGATATATTAAAGTTAACCGTATGTTTAAAGTAACCTTCATTTAATGGGTCGTTAGTTGCTAGCACTCCTAAAAATTTAGTATTTTCATAGTAGGATTTTTCGGTATACCCTTGTACAGCTCTCCTAGCCATTATAACCCCACCAAATCTTGACAGTATAATTCTCGTCAGGATCGCTTGGCGCTGCCCAATTTTCGTCCCATGTATCAGGAACATTACGTTCGAGAATCCTACAAAAAATATTCATAAATTTACCGTTAACTGCAGGGAAAGGTGTATCTGACATCCTTGTTACATTAGTAGGAATGATGATACTCTTTAAATTAGGTGTGTGACTAAACGCTCCATTTTCAATAGTTATTCCATTATAAGTCATAGTTAAAGGAACTTCAGGAATATTAATAGTGTGTCCGTGGAAACATGTAAAAGCGTTCTCACTAATTACAGTTACCGTTTTAGGCAGTGTTATGCTTCGTAAGCGCCTAGTGTACTCAGTAGAGTCAAGCGGGTTAGATGTGTCAGGAACAGACTCACCGAACAAAAAGTGTGAAGGAATTGTAGTAACAAGCATTCCGTTTACATATTCTGGAATAATTAAAGTGGTTAAACTATTTTTATATTTGTCTAAAATATAAACGGTGCCATTAACATTCTTTAGAGTAGACTCAACTTCCCAGTTTGCATAAAGATGTACATTTGTATTCATTGTAATTTCATCACCTTGTTGTAACAACGCATATGTTACATGTGCACGATCTCTGGACCAACCTGTGAATTTATATACCTTCGTACCGTCTTGCGATAACAGGTCAATACCCCATCCTTTTACAACGGCGGTGTCTCCGTACATATATGCTGTGGTATCTTCAACAAAATTCAATGCAGTATCGGTACTAAGCACTATGTCAGGATTGTTAATATGATAAAACACTCTAAATTTAAATACAGGTAGGTCTGCATCTTTGTTGCGTTGTATTCTGCCTTGAATAGAATCTGAAGGAAAAAATACACCTTGATCGGGGTTTTGTCTAAAGACTAAAGGCACGCGATTAAATTCGTTCTGAAACATTGTAAACAACCCTTCTTCAAGCTCAGCATGATACTTGTTATAGATGGTTGTAAATTCTTCATCGCGTGCTAAAACTTCCATAGCAATAAATGGAATCACAACACTATGGATATATTCATCTGGAAAAATTTCATAGACGGTTCCACTTCCAAACTGATCATCATAAGAACGTCCTAAAGTATATGTTGCTTCAGGGTGCGTCATTATCGTTGACATCTTAGGATATTTTGTGCCTAAAAAAGAATTAATTTTAGCAATTGCTTTGTCGGCGTCATATTTAATGTCGTACCACGTTAAGTTATAACGCAACGTTAACTGATTAAGACGATCAACTATATCTTGTTGTGTTGTCATAGCATCTCCTTTCCATCAACAAAAGTATTTGTTGCATGTTCAACTTATTATAACATAAAATTTATAAAAGGTATATACATAAATAAAAAATATATCCAAAAATTGGATATATTTTTATTTTTTCCGTGCAGCAGCCTCAGCAAGTAGATCTTCTAAAGAAAGTCCATTAGGATTTTTTTCTCTAGGTTTAGCACCTGGTGCAGGATTAGGAGTAGGTATTCTAGTTTGTCGTGCATGTTCTTCTTCCCATTTAGCTTTGGCTTCTGCAACAGCTTTATCAATTTCAGCTTTAAGTAATTTATCTTTATAAATAATACTATACAAGTCTAAAAGATTACCGCCTTGTGCAAGCCAACGGTAAGGATTTTTATTTACAGCCATGGCGTCTTTAAAGAAATTATTTATTTCGGCACCTCTAATATTCATTTCAAGTTGCAATTCAGTTAAAGCACGATCCATCGCAACTTGAAGTTTTTGTTTTTCTAATTCTATTTTTTCTCTTTCAATACGTTCGATCTCAGCTTGTACTTCAGGATTAATTCCACGGGACTCTGCTTTAGCTTTAAGGTCAGCATCATCCATAGCTGTAATTAAAGCATCGTAATCCATTTTTCCTTCAACTACGAAGTCTTTAAGTTTGAAGCTATAATCACCATTTGTAAAACGTTGGATTGCGTTATCAATTTTTTCTCTTGTAGATTTTTCAATATTATACCGATCTCGAATTTCTTTGATTGGATTCGGCTTCGGCTTTGACTTCGGATCAGTTTTAGGGGTTGAATCAGAAACAGGATCAGGATCAGGTTTTGGATCAGGGTTTGAATCAGGTTTTGGATCAGGGTTTGACTCAGTTTCAGGATTTGAATCAGGATTTGAATCAGTGTCAGGGTTTGGATCAGGATCAGGGTTTGAATCAGCATCAGGGTTTGAATCTGGTAGAGGGTTCCCCGCAGCAAGAGTTAGTAATTCTTCCATACTTAGTTTACCAGCATCATTTGGCATATTTTAATTCTCCTTTCGATTTTTATATTTGTTTAAAAGTTTTGTATAAATTTTTATACGAATAGCGGCTCTAGTAATTTGTGCATTTAAATACTTAACAATTGCATCGTTTGTAACTAGAACCTGTCTTTGTTCAATAAACTTAACAATAGCATCGATGTCATCTTCATATGCTTCGATGTCATCAGTAAGCACTTTAGCAGGTTCAGGTACACGTATATTAAGTGCCTTTTTACCGGAAGTCAGTTTAGTAATGTAAGATGGAGAAACATTATATTTAGCAGCAACATCTTTATATAACATTCCTAAACCAACATCAGCTAAAATTTTCATATCGGTTTCCGCATCAATGCGTCTCGGCAAAGTCTTCACCCTCCTCATTCATTTCTTTTTGTAGAGAATCATCTAGTGGTTGCTTTAAAGTATTAGATTCATACATATCAGCTAGATACAAGAGCCCTATAGAACGCCTGCTATTTAATACAGGAATTAAATGTGTTTCCATATAAGAATTAGCATAGTCAATAGCAAGCGGTACTTGAAGAACCAACGGTGCTATTTTGGATATAATGTTTACAACAACCCAAAAAGCTGACTGTTCGTAAGACGCAATTACAGTCACAGTAAGTAGTATTGCGAATAATACAGTTGTAATAACGCTTATCAGTATTTTAATACCAGCATCACTGAGGATGCGTCCCGCGTCAGATTTAATTAACGAATAACTATCAACAGATCGACCTTGAACATTAACACCGCTTTGAACGAATGTCGGATGAATATACTTAAAGTATTTAACATCACCATTAACAACATATTCGTTAATATACGTGTCATCTAACATATCTAAATACTGTTCTTTAGTTTGAAAATAACGAAGTTCAGCTTTTGTTAACGTACCCAATGCTGCAAGCACATGTGCACTTTCTTCAGATCCTCGTGGAAGTTTATAGTATTCTTGGAACTTCTTTCTAACTTCATACTTTGTTTTAGTTTCCAAACGTTTTAAATCATATTTAACATTATTAATATGCTGTTTAATTTTTCTTCTACGGTTAAATACATTTTCTAGCCAAGGTTCAAATGTTGCAGGATCCAAATGATCTTTAGATAATTTATCAACTCTACTTTTGAGTTCTACGTATTCTTTATATTTATCTTTAGCTCTAGTTATCAGAAAATTAAATAAACTATAATAAAGCATTATAGATGAACCCATCGATGTTATAGTAGTAATATACCAAAACGGGTACTGATAGAAAAATTTTGTATATACTTTTACTTTTAACGCATCGGGTGCTTCTACTAGAACTTTTTCTTCTTCAGTTAATTCTGGATGGGCTTTAATATAATCACGTATATATAATTTAATTTTTTGTTCAGAAACCCAAGCAAGACGGTAGTGTGAGTTTTCTGCTTTCATCTCTTTATATTCTGCATATGTAACTTCAACAGCACTTACCGTATAGTGTGCATCACCTTCAATAACGGGAAGAATAGCATTGAACGCTAAAATAATTACGAAAGTAATTACTAAGAACAAAGTACTGCGTGTTTGTTTATTAGTCAGAATATTAGCAGCCTGTCTAATAACTCTATCTGTCTTAGTTTCTTTCATGACTCATTCCTACTAAGACATAGATTTTAAAAGTTCATCATAAGCTTGATTCCGCTCGTCTTCGGAAGCATATGTAACAATGATCGGCTCTTTAACATAAGTTAACCAAAAGGATATTGCAAAGTATTCAGGAGTTTGCATTGTAGCAGGAATAACATATTTCCCAAACGCAGCAATTAAATCCTTCTTAAATGCAGCATCTTTAACAGTTATAAAATTTGAGTTCATTCTTTTTCTCCTTTCATTTTTTCAACAAGGTCTTTTACTTGTTGGTGATATTGTTCAATTTCTTCAGGGGTCTTATCCGCAATAAATTCTTGTTGACGTATACGCGCGCTTTCAATATACTCTACATCAGGAAATATTTCAGATAAGATTGAACGAAAAATCTTTGCGATACTGTAATAAAGTTGTTTACGCGCTTTAAACAAATCGTTGTCTTTACCTTGAAACACATATACATCTAAGTCCATTTCTTCTTGTGTTGCTGCCCGTAGTATAGGAATACCTGCCAGTAAACTAGCCATTCCTACATGGAATCCAGATACCAATGTATTTAAATACATCTGTAAAAGCTCACTATCAATAGTTTCTTTTGTAAGGTTAGGTTTGAATTTAACCGAAACTTCACGTTTTTTTGTGTCAGCAGTAATAGAAACTTTAAAAATATTACTGCTTGATTGTTTTTTCTCCATACAGTCCTCCTATGCTATTAGTATAACATAAAATACACAAGTTGTAAAGGACTTGTGTATTTTTGTATAAGTTTTTTTATTTAAACCCTTGTCCAAGAGTCGGATCTTGTAGCATTTGATTCTTTTCTTCAATTAAAATAGCAATAGCTTCTTGCGCCGCTTGTTCTTCAGACAGTCCTGAAGACAACAATCTAGAAAAGATTGAAGCAAAGTTTGTAAGATCAGCGATAAGTTGTTCAGCAGTATCAGTTTGTTCTTCTTTTTCAAGACGCTGTAATAAAAGATCTTTTTGTGGAAAGTCAGAGTAGCGTACTAAATCTTGTTCAGTGATAACACGTTTTTTAAACCCGTATTGACCTTGCATTTCATATAGAGCTTTAGCACTTTCAAACAAGTTCGCTTGATTCATCGGCAATAATGTAGATGCTGAGATCATGTAATCAAATTGTACTGACTTATTACGTAACTCTGAGAAATTAACCTTATAGTGATCTATAACTTTCCTAGTACCTGTAGCTGAAAGTTTAGGCACTTTATAAGTTCTGTCTCCACCATATACAAAGTAAAAATCAAGAATAAGTTTAGTCAGGTCTTCACAAAATTCTTCAAGCATAGTAATACGTGAGTTATCTGTAAGCATTGTAACCCTCGCTTGGAACGCCTGAGTAGCACCTGTAGTTTGAATTGAATTCGTCATGCGTCCTTTATAGTAGGGGTCAACACCTGTAACTTGAAATATAGAATTTTCCAAACGATTTTTAAGATTAGTTAAATCAGGTATTGTGGGAATATCTTGGTAGTACACAATAGTGCGAGGGTCTCCTTTAACTTCAAATGAAGCGTTTGGAGTATTGCCATAATCAGCAAACGCGCGCATATTAATACGACCATCTACATTAACAAACCGTGGACGATTTAGAATACGGTAAGGTTGAGTTGCTTCTAGAGAATCCAGCAAGTTAAGTGCAATAACAGTATTTATGATTTTAGTAATCTTAGCATTGCCATAAGGTCCTGCATCAGAACGCTGAGGTGCATAACTAACAATAGGATAGTAATGAATTGGCAGGTCCAACTTTTCGTGAATGATCGTACTTTCATCTAAAATATATATTTGATCAAAGTTACCATCTTCATTCCGTATAAAACATTCAATTAAAGATACTGTTCTGTTTTTGGAAGTAGTACGGTTCTCAAACCCCGCTAAGCGATTAGGTATTGTTTTATCAATAATGTTATTTTTATGCTTCTTAAGGTATTCTTCTACACCCTTTTTAAAGTTTTCATTCTTTTTTAGTTTATCAATATTCACGGCACGTTCAATAAATATTGCAGCGCCTTCTTTGTAGGACGAAACACTAGGATCAAAGTAAAGTTCTTCAGGAGAAAGTGCGTGAATAATCGGCACGCCTTTATTAGAATCCCAATCAACACGCAAAGCGCCTAAATTATAAAGTTCCCCGTTTTCTCCTATATGTAGAAATTTATTTTTAAGTCCCCATTTGTTCCAATGGTACGCAATAAATGCGTTAAGGTTTTGTATATACGTCTCATCTTCCGCATGTACAGGTGTCAACGTACCAATAAACGCACCGCTGTAAACAGAATTTAAATATGCTTGAACAACATACTCAAAATAGTTCCAGTCAGGTGTTACAGTATATTCTTTAAGATGTTTCTTAAATACCTGCCAAAACTCGCCTTTGTAAAGAGATCTTGTAAGACGCCATTCTCTTAGGATGGATTGCTTGTATGCACGGTACTCATTAAACATTAACATTAAATCATCGACATTATATTTAGAGGCTGCCATAACTACGTATCACTCTCTTTTCTTTTAGTCACACCATACATTATCTCATTTAAAGTATTGGTTAATGCATCGCTATAACTGTTCATACTTGCTTTAACAACTTCTTCAATCAATTTTTCTTGTGCTTCTTTTTCTTTTAATTTTTTCTCGTCTAATTGATCTTTAAGTTCAGCTGCAGCAGCGACAGGGTCATCTCCTATAAGTTGTGAAGAACGGACATACACTTCAGGTTCGCCAAGGTCATCTTGGGGTGTAGGCTTTGAGGCTTGCCATAGACGCGGTGTCTTCCATATCTTCAGTGCTATCATCATATATACTAAAAGCCCGCATACTAGAAGCAGGACCAGTATAAGTAATATTGTTAATAATAGCAGTACGGTTTCTATCATTAACTACCTCCTTTGATAATGGATCAAAAATTATCTCTTTCTTTTTTGTTTCAAGCTGGTCTATAAAACGATCATGTAAATGAATGGTGCCCGGGGGTATATACGCTGCTAAATTCAACTCTTTTAAGTTGTGAGGTAACTCAACAACAATAAATTCACACGCAGTAATACCGTGATCGTTTTTATCTTCAGGTTTCTTTGTCGGAGTTCCATCTTTATTTAATTTAAATTTATAATTTAATGCTTCTTCAATAAAGAACTCACAAGTGGAAAATACTTCCATTTGATTGTGATTTATTAAAGCGTTCATTTTTATAATGCGCGCTTCGTGCGATGCAAACGATGGCTCAAAAAACAATCCTTCGGCCTCGAACATATCACCAATTGTTTTTAAATCACTTTCACGTTTACCATAACTACGTCCATCAAACCTAGGCATCATCAATAACCCTTTTAGATCGGTGTTATTAATCTTAATACGTTTGCGGTATTCACGTGCGATAGTACGAACGTCAGAGTTATTCAAACGCAGTTCATCATAAACATACAACTTTCGCGTCTCAGTAGAGTACGCGGCAAAAATCACATGGGTTGGGTCCCCAATTCCGTAGTCAACACCGATTAAAAAATAAAGAACTCTACGCCCGTAATCATCAAAACGCCTTGGTAATGGATGTGGTTCAACAATACATGTTCCAAAGTTAGGAAACACAAGGTTGGATGAGAAGTTAAAACTACCTTTAAAAAATTGTCTAATATATGCTTCACTCTTGCCACGTGTTTGTTCTTCTTCGTAGTTTTCAGGTAAGTAAGGATTTGCTGATGTTGAAACTACTTGTGTATATTTGTTAGGGTCAGGGTTCTTTTTAAGTTTGTACCCTTCATTGAACGCTTCACCAAAGTACTCTATTGTTTTAGAGCTTATTAAAAATTGTTTAACCCACTATTAATGTTACGATATAACCGCTTCCGTTATATCTCTATATGTTACCATATAGAACAGACTATATCTTCACTCAATATTTGAGGCTCTCTGTTTCGAGTTCGCTTGAACCCTACTCCCTTGCGGGATAGTCGTTACACGTTCCCATTTATACCCAACATATGTCTTATAAACACCGCGAACTGCCTTAGCAAGCCCAGAAATGCTCTTGCAGCAGCTGCGATTGACTTCATAGAGAGGATGTCCTTTTATTGCTTTCCACATGATATCACCCCAATAATATCACAGCATAAAAGTCCAATCCTGTCCAAAGTGTTGGGTAAGGGCTTCGCTCGGTATTGTCCATATAGGAGTTCCACCGAATTAAGAGAGTGTTTATACTCGGGCAGGGTGTGGGCGTTCACCCGAGTCGGGGTTGGTTTCAAGGTTAATATGCCTAGCATCAACACGATACTTAACCTGATATTCTTTTGTTTTAGGATTGTATTGCATAACAGGCTTGCCTTGGGCATCAGTCTCTGGAATCATTGCTGCAGTATTACGAATACGTGTTTGTAACATTTCAAATCCTGCTAATGGTACGTCAGAAGCTTCAACAATAACCGCCATTGTCAAGTTCATTGACTTTAACTTAGTAGGATCATCGAATGATCTAAAAAGTATCTCGCTACCGTTAGTAAGACGCACTTCATGCTTCTGATCGTTTTTACTTCTAACAAGTTTCTTAGGGAAAATAGAATAGAATTCTTTTATAAAAGTAGATTCTAATGCAGGGTAAGTTCTACCAGCGACACAAACACGTGCATTAGGGATTAGTAAGACGTGTTTAATTACATCTTCAATATTTATCCGTGACTTCCCACTACCCATCCCACCTGCTGTCATTTTATAACGTTCACGCCTTCGTAAAAACGCTGCTTGATAATGCGTAGGTTTAAACTGATTAATTAAAGTACCACATTCAGGGCATTCAAGAAACGACACGCTAGGATAGTCATTTATTGCCTGTGCGTAAGTTAGAGGTTTAGCACACCTCGGACAATTTTGAATTGAATCCAGTTTTAAAGGTGCGTCCTTAACAGGCATTAAATCTTCTTGGACACCGGGGAGTGCTAACTCAGTTATCGCATGCGCTTCTTTAATTTCTAAAAGGTCAACTGGTTCAGCGCTATTAGAAAAGTCAACATCAATAATACGTCTAGGCTTGTGATCCAATTAAATCCCAACCTTTTTATTCTCAGGTATGTCAGGTAAAAACTCTTGTTCATCCGGTGTTAAAGGAGTATGAATATAAATATACTGCACAGGAATGGCGAAGTCAGGTTTATGATCGTCGCGATATTTAATAGCGCTGTTTAATTTAGTGACGTCAGCAACACGCACATGCGCATCTTCTTTCATAAACTTGTTAATAATAATACCTGCCTGCGTGTAAATGATTTTATCAATGTAGTCTTGTACACGACTATCTGTTAAGAACATCTGCCAATCATTATAAGTGGTACCTTGCTGGATTAATTCAGCTAACCTGTGTGGATTAGATACAAATAGTTCCTCATAAATAGCTGGATCACTTTCAGCAAGATTCCAGAGTTGCGCAAGATGTAAAAGTTTTGCTTCAGATTTTGCAAATAAATCCAATGATATCAACTATCTGTTACCTCCTTCCTTTAGGTGTGGTAAATTGACAGGAACGCCACGTTTCGATTCTTTTAAAATAAGTGGAATCTCATCACGATAATAAGATACTTTACCTTTCTTAGTATTCTTTTTGATACGGTACAGTTTAAATTGTTCCACAGGATAAAATCTAGACAAATATAAAAACTCCCTCCGTGCTTCTCGGATAGAGTCGAACTTATATTCTCTCAAAGTTCTCCCTACCTTTCGCACAAGCACAGCCTTTTGTTTGGTCCCAGCTTTAGGACGATCGCCAGTAATACCTCTAAAGTTATTGTAGCCTACATATTCAGGATTTTGTATGTCAGCTTCAGTAGCGTTAGAGAACACAAATTGAAACGCACTTCTTAAAAAAGGTAGTGAATGCTGTTTGAACACATTAAACAACCATTCAAGTCCTGCGTCAGTAAGGTATAGTTTATAATCAGATAGTTCGTCAAATTTCTGGTTATTAAGTGTATAAGGTAGTTTTGCTTCAATAGCGTATGCCTTTAAAACAACCGCTAGGTTGGCTGCACGCAAGGGATACTTACGCAGAGGAGATTCCGTAAGTATCCCAAGACGTATGCAGTCTAAGATTAAAGGAGTGTGCATTAGATGTTGAGCGCATCAGCCATAGCGGCGTCCATATAGTCAGTTTCTAATTCTTCTCCTTCTTCTTCATAAGAAGCACCTTCACTTTGGACAATCAATGAAATTTCATCAATAGTAAAAGGCAAACCGCTATTGTTAACAATATTAATAATCTCAATCAATTCTACTTTGTCGATGTCTTCAACAGGTATTGTTAGCGTACCTGCGTCATAGTCTTCAACATATTCAACACCAAGGTCTTCTAATTGCATAATCAAATCTTCAAACATTATTTCTCACCTTCCTTTTGAGCTTGTTCATACTTACGAACACATTCTTTATGGTATTCGTAATCCCGTTTTGCATAGTGATCGAGCGCTTTTTTACCTGCGTCATATTCTAAGGCTTCAATAATTAGTTCATTAAAACGCATCAATTTATCAAAGTAAAAACGTAATTCGTAAGCATCTTCTAAAGTCAAACCCTTCTCGAATTTACCAAGTAACTCACTGACACGGTCAATTGTATCAGCTAAAGTAATACTTTTAGTAAACTCACTTACAAAATCGCTCTCGTTCCTAGCGCACTGTTTAGATCCATAATTTTTCATGTCAATTCTCCTTTCAAATTGTATTTGTTCTCCAAATGAACTTCTTGCATTTATTATAACACATATATGGTCTTTATGTATAGTTATTTTTAACATTATTTAATAATTCTTGTTCATGTCTTAAAAGTAAATCAGTTTCATACTTAACTAAAGCTTCTCCAATAGCAATAAATGATAAACAACGCATTTTTAAACGCTCTAAATCTTGTTTATCTTCAACTAGGAAGTAACGGTTAGGGTTGGATGCTTTAAGATATTCGCGCCACCACGCTTGTAAAGGAGTTAAGGAGTAATAACTCGTACCTTTAAATTCTACATAGATAGTTCCGCCACCGTTGGGTAATTGCAAGAATCTATCAGGAAAACCTTTTGTAGTAGTGACAGGTCCTTTTATAGGTACAATCTCTCGTTCTCTACACCACGCGGTAAAATTGTTTTCTAGAGCTTTTTCAGTCATAGGAATACTCCTTCGTTGTATGCATAAGGAGATAAATACCTCAATCTATCACTCCATTTTTACGTAAGGTATCGACTGTAAACTTGTATACATCTCGCATTTCAATTGCTTGTGCAAGTTCGTTAGAAAGCGTACGTATCTGTTTACTTGCATTACTGATGATACCAAGCAGCAGTGTATACAGTTCTCGAGTTATAACATGGACACGCACGCCTGCGCTATTGATATACTGGTTACCGTACATAGCAGTCGCACCTTTTTCAACAATACAATACCTACGCTTATTTTGTCCAGCAGCCTCACACTCCATAAATTGAAACGTTGAGGCATCTAAGATAACTTGCTCAGTACCAGGTTTAGAAACAACCGTACCAATAATTGCAGGTTTAGTAATAACAGGCATACCGTTAGCATCCACCTGTGCGGTAGGCTTGCTCGCTACCGCCACAGGATTTTGGTTTTGGTTTTGCTTCGCTTCAAGTTCTTGGTTTATTTGCGCTCTAATGGCATCAAATGAACTCATTTTGTCCCTCCAATTCGTCAGATGTTTCACTGGGTAAAGCACGAATAATTTTTAGCAAGACTTCACTTTCAGGTCTTATAACTCCGTGCACAGATACTCTACCGTTATTACATACACTGATAGTAACACTGCCAACACATTTCTTAAATCCGTCATATTCAAAGTTAGTAGCAGACACAAAGATACCTTCTTTGAAACCAAGTTGTTTTAAAGTAATTCTATTTTCTTCAGTTAATGCATGGATTGTGAAAGTAGTATACGTATGTTTGTCCACAAGGTCTAAGAACTTGATAAACACATA